GTCACGTCTCATAGGAAAATGCATTGTAGGATTACTAATCCTTTCTGCAGATTCAATCTCCCTATTCATTTGACTTAATTGAATTATACTAGTTCTACCTACTTTCTTAACTTCCATAAAGACTTTTTGTAGGTTAGCCAAGGTTTCCCTTTCTTGTTCTCCTGACTTACCACGAGTCAAAAGAGTATGATCTAATATTACTACTAACCATTTGTCTTTTGTCTTATCGCTTAATTGAAATCTTTTTATAATACTGTATATTTGGTCAGTATTACAAGGTGAGTCAATATAGTAAATAGGATAATGTCTAATATGTGTTACTTCTTCTTGAATATTATTGAATAGTTCATCCGAGACCATTTCGTTACTACTATCCGCAGAATATAATTCTGCAGTTGTTTTTGTCAATTTATAAGATAGTTTTCTACCTACTTGTCTAGATGATAACATCTCAAAATTGAAAGATAATATAATAATATCTTGGTCTCTATTATAGTCAACAATGTCTGTTTCTAAGCTATTTACAAAAGATGATTTACCACTACCACTTATACCAGCTATGGTCATTATGGTATTAGGTTCTATACCACCCATTGTAGCATGATTAAATTTTACCCATTTAGTTCTTAGAGATTTAACAATACCTTTTCGTCTATTGTCAATATACTCTACAATTTCATCTGCTGCCTTAGAAATATGTTTTATTTCAGGGGTATCATTAGATAAGGGTTGTGCCATATCCTAAGTCTTTATTAGTCGTTAATATTGAATCTAATGAATCTTCATAAGATTGCCAACTTTTATTGGTAATCCATGATAAGATTCGCTTCATATAAGGCATAGAACCATTTTCAGTTCTATGTTTTATTTCAGCTTTCAGACATTTAAGGATGTGTTCATGCTTATCTACGCTCCTACCTATATAAGATCTATAGGCAATTTCAGCGTTAGATATATCTGTTCTTAGAAAATCTGTTGTTCCGTCTGTTCTGGTGACTGATTGTGGAAATTCATTTAAGAATATCTTAAATAAATCATCACCATATAAAAGTTCTTTTGCTTTTTTAGTAGCTTGCCAATTAAGGACATTACTACTATCACCTGATACAAGTTCTACTAATCCTATATCACCAAGATGTCTTAATTTATTGTAAATTTCGATATCTGTTATTGCCATATCTTGGACATATTTTTTTAATAGTCCTTGTTTATTATCAGCAATTATTAACAACCAAGTATAATCTTCAGCTGTTAATTTTAGGTTATTTAGAGAGTCTGTATCAAATGTTATAAGCATAATATTAAATAATTGTTATTAACTTGGTAGATTTAGGGTAACTCCTAACTAATTCCATACCTCTTGAAGTAAATAATAAAGTAGGTTTTCTTTTCTCTCTTACTACCCTAAGAATATATTCATTAGGTTCTACACCAAGTTCTTCTTTTAAAAGATTAATGATAGATTCCTCATCAGCATTAACCATTAAAGGATCTATCGAATTGAATACGTCCCAAATAAATTCAGATTCGATTTTATTAGGGTTTTTTCTTACGTTTTGGATTAACTTTAGGATATCTTTATATAATCCTTCAGTTTCTCTTTTATCTTGTTCTTCTTTTATATTAGAAATATGATTTTTAACCATACTTTCTATAGATTCAAGAAGTATTTTATTTCTGATATTTTTCATTTTAGAATAATTTGAGTTGTTTATCTTCAATTTGATTTATGACTTTGTAAGTCTCAGAAATGTAATAGTTATAATTTACATTATATTTTTCAAATGGTATATCGACTATATCATTTAATATATGTATATAATAACCAGCACAATAACTAATTTTTTCATTACCTTTTTTATCTACTTTATATAATTGATCTTTACTATCAGTAGTTACATAAAATCTTACAGTATTTTGTAATTTTTCACGTTTAACTTCATAATCATCTATGTAATATCTATAATTTTCAAATTTTTCATCTGTCTTTTTAGCAGTACAAAATTTATAGATATTTTTACAACTATATATTGTATCTTCTGGTTTAATACCATTTACAAAGTATTCATATAAAGCCTTTGAAACGATTGGTTTATCTACACCTTTTTCAAGATCCATATCTTGTATAAAATCACCTTTGACTTTTATTTTATCATTAGTTTTTATAGAGATATAGTTATTGACATCTTTCCTTATATATTTTTTATATTCTGTGAACTCTAATTCAAATCTTGTTTCGTCACACCAATCTTTACAAATTTTATTATATAAATCTTTTTTATTTTTAGGTACAATAGTTACTAAACCATCTGTATTTGCAGATATAACTCTAAAATTATTCATTACTAATCTTTCGACTAGCATTAAAATAAACAATTGACCATTTATAGTAGTTCTTAACATAACAAGTGGATCATATAACCAATGATTTTCATTACCTGTTTTACCAAAAATACTATTAATAGTTATTTTTAATGTATCACTTTCATTCATTTGACCAGAATGTTTTGCTCTAAGTCTTCTATCTCTAATATCTTTAAATACTTCAAGAAAGAATTTACCTAAGTGAGCTGGAATAAAGTTATATTCTATCATTAAAGAAGGATACATTGATGAAATATCACAATCAATCAGTTCTTCATTTTCATTAGACTCAAAATAACCAGGATTATCATCTGAATGAATACCCCCAAATCCTAACTTATATGTAGTACCATGAAATGTAATATTTCTTTTTATAAAGGGCTGTCCTTTATAATATACTGATTTTAGTATCTTATTAAGTAATGAGTTCATTTCTACTGTTTCAAAATGAATTTGTGGTAATACTACGTTTTCAAAATGTATTATTTCTCTTATAGTCCTTAATTTTTTAAGTTCTTTAACAGAGATATTAGATTTTTCAGAATATAATTTCTCAAGTATTCTATTAGCCATACCACTTTTACTTTCAGATATAATATTTACATCATACTTTTTACCTATTTCCCATCTTAAAATTATTGCCTCTTTTAAATGATTATATAACTTTTCTGTTATTAATATATCATTTAAATTATAGTAGTGTAATAATTCTAATTGATCTTTAGTTACAAAAGCATTATGATGTAATGGCATATCTTGAATTTTAGGCCATTCAAGATTTACAGCTACAAGTTTTAATGATTTATGCATTAAATTACCTACTTTCATTAAATCTATCCATTTAAATGGTATAGTATATGATTTTTGGTAATCGTCTCCTTTAGAAATAATATCATTTGATAAATTATGAAGTATATTTGTTATATGAGATGACTCTTCATATTTAAACAATCTTTCATAGTTATCAAATATAAAACTCATTATTTGGTTATCATAATTATATGAATTATAACCAACTGCAAAATCATTAGTTATTGTTTGTAGAAATGAATATAATAAGTTAATATCATTCCTATCTTCAAATATTATAAATTCATTGATTGTTGATTATTTACATTTTTGAATATAACAGCAAAATAATTACTTAATACTTCAATATCATATATGTAAATATTCATATTAGTTATTTATAAAAGGGTAGGAGATATTACTCTCTCTACCCTTATTATTTATTTAAGACTTTCTCTGTATTTAATATAACTTGAATAACCATATTTATTCATGTTACGTTGTTGCTTACAATTTAGTCTCTTTTCAAGTTTAATTTTTAAACCATTCTCTCCTATATATGGTCTGGTTATAACAATACCAGGGTCAGTTCTTAGTTTTCCACGTTTTTCACGTCTTTCCTCTATTATTGTAATATATAAAGGATTTAATAACCAAGGATTTATTTGTTTATTAGGTTGAGGAACAGGTTTTTTCTCACTTTTTAGTTTGTATACAATAATTCGTCTTTTTACATTTGTTTTAAGCGGATCAAACATTTTATCATTAATAAAATATTTTCGCTTAAAAGCAAATGCTTCTTTACGAATAATATGTATATTTAACTTGTTTTCTTTCTCAAGTTTTTTGTACTTAAGATAATTCTTTCTTCTCATAATATACTCCTTTCTATCTTGATAATTTAATTAATTTTATTTAAAAGGGATAGTTATTTGCTCTGCAAGACCTATCCAATCTAAACGTTTATTGGCATATTTAGATAGAACTTTATAGAGTTTATCACGATATTCTTTATCATGTTGATACAATTCATTAACCATTGCTTCATATACCTTACTCTTCTTATGCATAGAAGGAATGACTACTGTATCAATAAAAGAGAATAAATCTTTCAACTTCATATTCTTCATCTTCTCTATTCTCTTTTTAGCAGATTCTTCTAATGATAGCATAGGAGTTTTCCATTTTTTAGTAGTACCTTTTTCTTTCTTAGGTAATTTCTCTACTATTTTTTCAAAGTGTTTTACTTCTTTTGTAGAAGCAATAGTTGTTTTATTCCATTTATCTGATGATTTATCAAATACTTTGAGATCATCTGGAGACAATTCTTTTGTTAATGAATCATACTCTTCTTGTAACATCCAATGATGTACATATATTCCACCATTGATAAGAACTGGCTTCTTATCTTCGTCTATTTTAAAGAATTTATGTTGGTGGTTCATATACGTGTTTGGCGTAATTAATGTTTCAAGCTTACCAGTGTTTTTATCTGGTAACTCATGTTTTATTATAACTACATCACTATATGGTTTAGGGTAGTTAATTTCAATATGAGGCTTTGTTATTGTAGTATGCTTGAAATAATAATTATTATGTGGAGTCTTTACTTTTGAAGCATTTTTACTTACATATGATCCATTAGTTCTCCTTAGTAGTAAGTATTTAAGAAATCCTTTAGCCCATTCTTCAGTAAATCCACTATTAGTAATTTCTTTTATAATCTTACTATGCCTTTCTTTAGATTTAAGCATTTCTAAGATAATAAAGAATGTTTTAGACCATACTTCATTTTCAGAAGTTGGTGTAACTCTTCGATCACTTGGTCTATAGTATTTAATAAGATTCTTAACACTATCTTTAATTGTTCTATCCTTTTGTTTAGCAAGATTATGCCTAGTAATTAAAATAGGTTTCTTTCTATCAATATGATAAACAATTTTAGTAGCTTCATTATCTGTAATTAAACTCTTTTGTCCTTTTTTTGCTAAGTTTACTTTTGAGTGACTTATAGTATTACGAGTAATATAAGTGCCAGGTGTTTCCTTGGTACTTTTCGCATCTCTTATATCATTTTTAATTGGTAATGGTATGATTTGTTTATTAATTTTAACATGCATACCACCAATATCTGTAAACTTAGGTTGTTTGTTATTTCTACGTTTCTTCCTTATTCCATCAGGATGGGGTGTAGAATATTTAGGTTCAGTAGGTGCTACTTCCTTTTTTTCAGTTGGGAACTTGGAAGAATATAATTTAATATATTCTTGTTTTGACATAGTAATCATACCAGTATAATTATCCCCAAGTTTTTTTTGATAGTCTCCTAGTTGAGATTCTCTTATTTTTGTAGGTTTCTCATTAATACTAGTAGTAACATATAACCAAGGATCTGCATTCAAAAGTGCGCCAAGTTCACTTCTTGTTTTTGCATATTCAGCACGTTTCTTACTTCTATTACGAAGTTGTCTGCGTCTTTTTATTCCCTTACTAACCTTTTTTTTGTTCTTATAACTATTTATCGGATTATTATAAGATTTTTTCTTCAGACTATCAATTTTACTGATATCTATAGAATGATATGGTACGTATAAGATATGTTCTTTCCCTTTAGAATGATCATTTGATACATAATCATATTTATCTTTGGGTTTATTATAAAAATTATTATATTCTGAAGAAGTTAATTCTTTCCTTCTATATATCTCCCATTTTTTATTATCTGGTTTAATATTAAAACCAAATGGATCAAGAGTATTTTCCCTATCAGGATTATTTAAGAAATCAAGAATTTCTTGAGGCCCTTTTTCAGCCTTATTTGCATTAAATGCAATGTTTATACATACTTTCGTAGTCCAATGTTCTAATTTCTCTGCACTACGATATCCTACTTCTATTCAATGACTATAATCCTTTTCCATTATGTCTGTCATGCTTGATTCTTTAACAAAATGTACTTTATTGTTTATTTTTATATAGTAAATAGTTTCCTTAATATATTCTTTTCTAGGTAAATATTCTGATTCATTAGATATTTCAAATACCACATCTTCTGAAAAAATACGTAGTATTTCTATATCGTTTGAATATTTCCCTATATTATATTTAGGTTTTACTTCTACTATACATTCTCCTAATTTACCCTTTCTAAGACAATCATGATACTTTTTTATTCTACTTTCTAATAGAATAGGATTATAGTCATTGCATCTTATATGGCCAAGATGTTCTTTTGTCCAAAAACTATTACCTTTATTATCATTATGCCAAATCCATATTTCTTTATCAGTTGTATATGGTTCATCTATTTTACAGAAAGGTCGCCAATACTTAAATGGCTTATAACTTACTTCTGGTAATTGTAGAAGTGACATTTTCATTTGATTTAATATTAAAGTAAAGGGGAAACCCCTTAAGATTTCCCCTTACTTGGTGATTAATTATCGCCTTTCAGTAACAATATAACCATCTTTTCCACGGAGTAACCACTGTTTTACCGGATTAACGTCTTTGTCTTCGAAGAGATCCTCGAATGAATCAAAGCCAAAATCTTCGGCAAAAACATCGAATACATCGGACTTTCTCCTACGGCTGCGATCATCATTACCAAGTACTGATAATAACTCATCAATACCAGGTTGATCTTCTGAAATGATAATCTGCCTTGAGTTAGGAGATCTCCTTAAATGTTTCGGGGAAATCTTAATTGTCAGAAGTTCTGATTCATCAGAATCATAAGCTTCTTCTACGAGTTTACGTAAGGCATCTTCAAGTTGCTTTACACGTTTTTCGTACACTTCACGATCAGCATATTTAAGCGAAGCTTCATGCCTTTTTAACTCTTCGAGTCTTCCTGCAGTCATGACAATTTTCACGACTTTTTTGAAATTTTCTTTTTTTGTCATTTTGATTAAAATTTAATTAATATTAAAGTTTCCCTTTTGGTATAGGGATATGAATTTGGCAAAACATGTCCCTATATATCTTTAATTATTTCTTAGTAGCATGTTCTCCATCGTCAATAGAGATTATACTAAGTCCTTTTCTTCTGGCTGCTAAAAATTCAAGTCTTACCATATTGTAAGCATCAATTAAATGTTCTAAATTATTATCTAATTGATATTTATTAATACGTTTATGAGCCTCATTGGCCGTATTATATGAATTAAGATCTTGTCTATTGACATAACCATATCTGAAACTACCCATAATCATACGATTATTTGCGAGTATATGAATTTCTTCAAACTCTTTAGGATATTCAGATAATTGTAATTCTTCGAATGATCTATGATTACCTAATTTAGATTTACCCATTATAGGTAAATCGTCTTCTGGTAGTCCACATTTCCATTTCCATGCATTAGCAAAGAATATACTTAAATTATCCATTAATATTTTGATTTTATTTTAGTAATTCTTCACATTTTTCCTTCCAATTAGAATTTAAAACATCTATTGGTTCGATACTACATTCATTACAATTTTTATAAAGTTTTATTAATGATAATTCTTCCCAATTATCATCTAAATGCCATATAAAATTATACTCTGGATGTTCTTTAAACCATTCTATTTTATTTCTAAATTCAGTAAAATGTATATTTTCTTCTTTAATTCCTACAAATTTTGCAGTAGCATATAAATCGTTGTGATTAGCTACCATAGGCAAATAATTTCTTGGATCTGAATATCTCGATGTTACAATATGAATGTCAATACCTTTTGCTATTAATTCTTTAGCATATGTATAAACATATTCATACTCTAATGTATCATCAAAATCAAAAGATACTGATTTCATATTATTATAATTTAGTTGGTAATAATTTCCTTAATTCAAGTTCTTTTTCAAATACTTCTTTGTAAAGACTACTATGGCACCAATTACCATCTAAAATTGCTTTAATATGATCTGTTTCCATATCTTTTATTAATAGAAATTCTGTCTTAGGTAATAAATTCATATCCTTATCGTAGTTTCTACCCCAGAATAGTATTTCTCTTGGTGGTATACCTTGATCAATTAGAATTTTATAATCTTCATCCATCCAAATATCAACAGAATCTGGAATTAGATTGAGATTGATAAGTACTTGACCTATTCTTTGATCTGGATTATCATACCAATATGTACGTGCTTTTCTACACATATATTTTAATGGTTCTTTTAAATTCCATCTGTCTTTTAATTTTCCCCAATCTACTTTTTCAAGGAATATTGGTATTCTCTCTTTTGGTCTCATTTCTCATATTTTTTAATTATTTCATCAATAGAATAGATTTTAAAGTTACAAGCTTTAAATCCTACATCCATTCTATTAGGTATTATTCTGGATTTACCATGTGAATGAGCATGTAAGTGAATACAGTGACTAAACCATGATTCTATAGGACAATGATATAAATGAAATCTTTGTTTATTATAATCAAAAGTATGATGCCATTGAATCCATTTAAAACAATTACGAATGTATTCACATTTCATAATTTGCCTATGATCATGATTACCTTGTATTAAATACTTTTTACCATTTAATTGTGTTAGGAACGAATAAATTTCTCCATTTGTTCCACCAACTGCAACATCTCCTAATAAATATACTTCATCATCAGGAGAAATTGTTGAGTTCCATACTTTAATAATAAAATCACGATATTCTTTTAAAGTATTAAAAGGTAGATTATCATATTTTATTATATTTTTATGAAAAGCATGCAAATCTCCTGTAAAGTATATCATATTATTATATTTTTAGTGTACAACTGTCATTAGAACAGTATAATTCTGGTTCAGCTCTATCTGTAGTATCGTTAAACATCAATTTATCTGGTTTAATCTTACTAAGCAATTCTTCATAAGTTTCCTTTGTTATTTTTTCATATGGCATTTGTGGGTAAACTTTTGTATTATATAACTTAGGTAGAAAGCTTATTAATTTTAATTGATACTGATAAAAATCTAAAGCTGATTTAATTTGACCTTGCTCCCAAGGTTTAAAGGTTATTGTAGAAGATACTTGATTATCTGCCCAATATTTTTGTAGAAATGCTGTAATGGCTAATTGTTCCCATATAGTAGTATCATCTATTGTCTTAAAACAATTATTTACTTCTACTGGTATTTCTACAATCACAGTATTTTTAGGGTCATTTGCATCAGGTACAACATTATAACCAGCTGCTTTTATAGAAGATAATAATGTAGAATTAATAGAAAATCTAATACGTCTTATGTAGTATTTACTTTCAGGGAAATGAACACCAGGGGTTACCCCTGCTAATAAACTTACTGTACCAGATGGTTTAATAGAAGTTACCCTAACTGACTTAGGTATACATAACCATTCTGAATATATTTTGTCGTAATGCTTAATGGTCTTATAACCTTCTTCTAACCATGTTTTTAGCTCATTTAAGCCACTTTTACCTATGAACTGGGTTATACCACTGATTGAGGTACCAATGCGCCTATTTCGCATCTGGACACGGTTTGTTTCAGACCACCTACTTTTACCTAATGTTACAGTTTTAGCAAATAAATAGGCATATTTAAGGGTATCTAGGAACTCTGATAAATTATCATGTCTGGTAGGAAATGTCTCTACTAAGCAACACATTTCATATGATTCTAATGGTTGTTCGCCACAGGGGTTTGTGCCTTCTGTTCTACTATCGTTAGTATCAATTTCACCATTCATTCTACCATAATTGTGAGTATTATTTAACCAAAATATACCAGGTTCACCATTTAGTGATATCTGTTCTGATAATTTGGTATAGTCATCACCTATATTAGCAAATATAGTATTATTAGATGTCCAACCCCATTCTGATCTTTTAACATTACTACCTTGATAAGACATTGTTTCTGTATCCCAAGTATAGTCTTTAAGTTTTAGGAACTCTTCAGTAGGATTACCTAGTGCTATTTGTGCTGTACGTCTTACGTTACCTGCTACTACACAACAACCTATCATATTCATTAAATCTACTATATCTGTTTCTGTTATAATAGTATTTTGACGATTTTCAAATTTATTATTTATTTGTTCATGTAATTTAATAAGTGGATCTGGGCCAGATGATAAACCACCAAATGTTTTTAGTAGTAAACCTTTACCTCTTATTAAACTATAATCAAATAATGGTAGAGAAGAGCCTATAAAATAAGCTTCTAATAAATATTTTAATGATTCTACCCAACCTTCTCTTGTATCAGGTATCTGAAAATCAAATTTACCTTTAGGTTTACGTATAGTTAATAAATTAGCACCTTTAACATCAAAACCTACACCACAACCTAACATAGACATATCCATTAAATATTCAAATGGTTTTGTCATTTCAGTTGCTATATCTTTTGTAGATACAAATGTACAAGCATTTAATGCTTCATATAAACCCTTTTTATATATAGCATCTGTACCCATTACCCATAAAGATCTACCACTAGGTAGAAATTTCATATTAAAGATTTTATCATACATTTTTTGGGCTTGGTATTGAGCTTTCTCATCATTCCACCCTAAATTATATTCTTTAACATGATTTTTTTGCATAGAGAAACAACCTTCTACTACTCTACGAACAACTTCATACCATTGTTCATTTTTACCATCCTCTTTTTGTCGAGAATAGGTACGAAAAAATGTTATTTCACCTAAGCCATTAAACCCAAAACCTGGGTCTTTTTTTATATATTGTTTAACAAACTTGTCCGATAATTCAAAACTTTTCATACTTTATATAGATAATAAAAGCAGGAGCGTACTGAAAATAGTCACTCTGACCTTTCGGTTCGGGCCTATCAGATACGGACTCCTGCTTTTAATTTATTATTCAAAGAATTTTTTGAACTCGTTATAGATTTCTACTTCTATACTGTTTGTTTTGTTAAATTTTTCAAGTTTCTGTTGAAGAGTAGAAGCCTCAAGTTCAAGTGCTTCTATTTCTTTTTCTATACCTACCTTTTTAGCAGGATAATCTTCTGCTTTAATGAGGAATCTTTTTTGAGGTATTTTCAACCTTTTCTTTTCTTTCTCATCTCCACCTTCGAAGATTATTTCACCACGCCAAATAAGGTTACGGTAATTAGCAATTTTACGATTAATAATAGTAAGTTGATATACATTAACATAGTTAATTTCACCATCTTCATTCTTGATAGTCGTATTTGCTATCTGGATTGCTAACTTAACTTTTGCAAGTTGTTGATCCAGTGTGGCAATATTGTCTTGAACATCTTTAATTACATCGTCTTTTGTATTACGAATATAAAACTTAGATAAAATCTTTGTTTGTTCAGATTTTATTAAATATTCAAGATCATTTTTTGCTTTAATCAGTGAGGTAAGATTCTTAATCTCAATTTTAGAAGACATATTAATATTGATTTATTGAGATTGCCTGTAATCTCATTGTGTTTAACTACTCCAAATAATACGGTTTATTTCTTGTATTGCTAGCATTTTTTTGGTAAATTCTTTAGCGTTTTTTGCGTTTATGAATTTTAAAGGGTCTACTTTTTTATCATTATAGATAAGTTCAAAATGAACGTGATAACCCCTACCAGAAACAAGCCCGGTCTTACCACCTAAGCCTATAACTGTACCAGCAGATACATAATCTCCTTTTTTGACTAATATTTTTGATAAATGAGCATATAATGTTTTAAATTCATTATTATGCTTTATAATTATATAATTACCGTATCCAAATTTCGAAGTTTCAACTTCAATGATTTCACCATCCCCTGAAGCTAGTATAAGTTCGTCTTTTTTAATTGCAACGTCTATACCTGTATGTAATAAATACATACTTAAAACAGGATGCATACGCATACCAAAGAAACTTGTTATTATAAATGGTTTTCCCCTAGAAATTGTATCATTAGATTCTAATTTTTCTAAAGTAATATCATCATATAATTGAACAAAAGGTTGTAATGGTATGTTCTGAATGCCTTGATAGTTAATATCAATAGAATCACTAATACTTGCCACTTTTGCCAACACAATTGATTCTGCTATCTGTTCATGACTAGGGATTGGAGCCCAAAGTTTTAATGAACTAAGTAGAATCAAAAATGCTATTAAAAGTTTCTTCATAATAGTAGATTTGGTTATACTTCACATATCTCTTTAAAGCTGATATGTTAGCTGTCCCAAACTTTTGATAAGATTTAGTGTATAATATACGTTAATAATTAAGTAAAGTTTCACTACTTATTTACCAAAGTATAGTATGTTAGTATTCAAAAATATGTATGAGCTGTAATATATTTCAACTACAGCTCATACGTTCCCTTAAGCAGCGACGTTTTTAAGCGTCTTAAAAACTAACTTAATTGGAGGTGCCCTAAGAGTATCTTTATCCCTGAATATAACCCTGATGAAGTCTGGTTTAAATGTAGAGTAGATACTTACATCATTCATAGTAATAATTTCATAGTTTCTCTCTATTAGAAGAGTTGCTTTTTTACTATTACCCACATACTTTATAAGTTTTCTACTTAATTCTTCAATTAAACCTTCTTTTGTAATACCACCTCTTCTGATGGAATTAATAAAAGAATCAATAGGATTATTATTCAAAGATAAGTCATATTTTCGCAGTAAATAAAAAGAATATACATTCTGAATGAATGTATTAAAATCGCTATTTAAAGCAATATCCTTACGAAGATTCAGGTTATCTAACAAGAATTCTCTTGTATCTATAAACTGTGGTTTGAATATAAAGGCAAAAATAGTTTTACCTAATATTATTTCTTCCCCTGTTTTTGACAACCTGATATATCCTAACTTCTTAGAATTTCTTATAAAAGAAATTAATTTACGAAGTTTATTTCTATTGTTTTTATACAATGGGGCGAAAAGACTTATCATTTTGTGTTCTTTTAAATAAAGTTCTTGATATTTTGTAGCTGAGTATAATCATGGTTAAATAAAGCGGTTAACCCTTTATTCAGCACAAACCATGAGGCAATGGCAATCCCGGCATATATTATAATTAGAACTATAAAGTCCTGGGGTTGTATTTTTTCTCGATATTTTAATAACCGGTACCAACCAAATATAAGTAGTATGCATGGGATAATTAGGGAAATAGTTACAATATTATTATTTCTATTAATTGCTCGTTTCATTCGATCTGCGGTTAGACCAAATTTAGCATTTATAGCAGTTAATTTACTATCAACTTCCCTTGTTAGTAGTTGCGTTAGTTTCATATCAACATCTGCCATTTTTGTATTGACTTCTGTCAAATTAGCAGAATATGTTGTTGTAGCATTTGTTAACGCCATTATAACAGTCTGATCTACAACTTTTGGATTTTCCCATTTAATAAGTAGAGTAGACTGTTCACCTGGTTTAACAAGTGTAGAGTTCCTTTCAGACGATTGAGCAAATGTTATACAAGATAACATTATAAAACTTAGTAATAAAACTATAAACCTTTTCATTCCTTTGTTTTTTTTGATTATTAAATAAAGTAAGGGTGTATCGCAATTCCACCCTTACTATGTCCTTTAATTATATTGCACGATACTATTCGTACATAAGGTTTTCTGTGAGATGTTTATCACAGAGTTTTTCAAGGCTAGCAAATGCCTCACGAGCCTCTCTTGCTTTTGCCATTGAACCAGCCATCATCTTTCTCCAGAGTTCTTCAGCTTCTTCTCTGTCAGCATAAATTTTCTCTGTTGCGGAAAGTTTATCATAGTCTTCCTGGTAGTAAGGAATTTCAATTGTACCGTTTATTACAACAGTATTCTGTCTTGGAAGTTTACTGATTGCAGTAACCAATTCTTCCTTGATGTTAAAATAAACACCAATATGATGTTTGTTT